TATAAGCAAAAGGGTGGGGGTTATCGTGACTAAGAACTTTAAAAAGTTTGGCGAGGGTGATTCAGCCACTGAAAAAGATAAAAAATTAGACAAGTACAACATGCTTGGTCTTTATGCTCAACAACAATTTCCGTTACCTCTGCTTAGATCTGGCGACGACTATGGCACTTCTTTAAGTAAAGGTGCAATGCACAAAGCTGAAGAAACCATGAAAGAATACCGACGCGATTCAAGAAATCGTGGCCCTATAACTGCACCAAAGACTCGTGGGCAGCTTGATGAAGAAGCTATGGTTGAAGGACGCAAGGCAGCTAAAGAAGCTGCTGCTGAAGAGCGCCGAGAAGCTCGTGGTATGAAGTCGGGTGGTATGGCTAAAGGCGGTAAGTTCATTCAGGAAGCCATTAAGAAGCCTGGAGCTTTGCGCAAGTCCCTCGGCATAAAAGCCGGGGAGACTATTCCTGCCAAGACGCTTGCTAAGGCGGCAAAGGCTCCTGGGAAAATGGGCCAGCGGGCGAGGCTTGCGCAGACGTTAAAGAAGATGAAATGAAAGCCCCGCAACAGTCGCTTAAAAATTGGACCCGCCAAAATTGGAAAACACGCAGTGGAAAACCTAGTACACAGGGTCCGAAAGCTACTGGGGAACGCTATCTTCCGTCTGCGGCTATTAGTGCGCTTAGTCCTGCGGAGTATGCGGCGACCACCCGAGCGAAGCGAGCCGGAAAAAAAGCCGGAAAACAATTTGTAGCGCAGCCTAAAGGTATTGCGGCGAAGACAGCGAGATACAGATGACAACTTCGGGCGCGACTTCATTTGACCTTGAGTTCACTGAGCTAGCTGAAGAAGCCTTCGAACGTGCTGTCGGGAGATGCGCTCGGGTTACGATCTGCGCACGGCTCGCCGCTCCATGAATTTGATGACCATCGAGTGGGCAAACCGTGGCATCAACATGTGGACAATTGAGCAGGGGTCGCAGAACCTTGAAGAAGGCACCGCGACATACAACCTCCCGCTTGATACCATTGATCTTCTTGAGCATGTCATCCGTACAGGCGCGGGTAACTCTTCTACCCAAGCTGACCTGACGCTTACACGCATCAGTGTGTCCACCTACGCAACGATACCCAACAAGCTCACCCAGGCAAGGCCGATACAGATCTTCATCAGCCGCAACTCTGGTGCTACATACCCCGCCACAAGCGCTTACTCTCCTAGCGCCACCGCTAACCCACAGTTCACTGTCTGGCCTGTGCCAGACCAAGGGACGCTGGCATCTCCGTACTACCAAGTAATTTACTGGCGTCTGCGTCGGGTGCAGGATGCTGGTGAAGGATTGCAGACTCCTGACATGCCTTTCCGGTTTCTACCCTGTATAACCGCAGGGTTGGCGTACTACATAGCTATGAAGATCCCTGAAGGCGCTGCCCGCATCGAGATGCTCAAGGCTGCTTATGAAGAGCAGTGGAACTTGGCAGCGGGTGAAGATCGGGAAAAAGCTGCGGTACGTTTTGTTCCTCGTAGGATGTACCTGGGCAATACCGGGAGTTTCTAATGCCCAATCAGTTTGCTTCGGGCAAATACTCCATCGCGCAATGCGATAGGTGTAACTTTCGGTACAAGCTGAAGCAGCTTAAGACGCTGGTCATCAAGACTAAGAACGTCAACATTCTGGTCTGTCCTGAATGCTGGGAGAAAGATCAGCCTCAGTTGCAACTTGGTATGTATCCAGTGTATGATCCTCAAGCTATCCGTAACCCTCGTGTCGATTCAAATTCCTACCGCCAAGCAGGATTGAACGCCGATGGCGACATCACGCTTGGCAGTCGCATCTTCCAGTGGGGCTGGAATCCTGTAGGGGGGTCTCAATCGTTTGACGCTGCGCTAACTCCCAACGATCTTGTAGCGCAAGGTCTGGTCAATTCTGTATCTGCTTCTTAAGGGGCTAGTATGAAAAACGACATCAAGCAAGACAAAAAAACTGCTGCGGCGGCAGTTCATAAGCACGAATCGCGGTTGCATCCTGGCAAGAAACCCACCAAGTTTGCCAAGGGTGGGAAGACTAATGCAGACATGCTTAGCATGGGTCGCAATCTGGCGAAGGTGAAGAATCAATTTGGGAGGTCGTCATGAAAGCTCCGAAGCAGCCCAAGCCCGCCCCCGCTCCTGCTCCTACTGACACCAAGCCAAAGGCTACGGGAATCAAAATCCGTGGGACGGGTGCGGCAACTAAGGGAACGATGGCTAGGGGTCCGATGGCGTGAACTACACGGAGTTGAAAAAAGCGATCCGGGGCTACGTTGAAAACGAGTTCCCGGATACGACGTTCAACAGCGTAACTTTTACGTCTGATGAGCAGCTTGCTGTGTTTGTCAAGCAAGCTGAGCAGCGCATTTTTAATGCGGTGCAACTTCCCATCTTCCGTAAGAACATGACCGGAGTGTTTTCTACAGGCAACTCCTACCTTTCTTGTCCTTCTGACTTTCTCGCCCCCTTCAGCCTGACACTTATCGTCCCCGCCACAGGCAGGCGACACATGCTGCTTAACAAGGATGTAGAGTTCATCCGCGAGGCTTATCCGATCCCTACGGATACTGCTCGGCCCAGGCACTATGCGATCTTCGGTCCCACAGTGGTCGGCGGGGTAATTACCAACGATCTTTCTTTTCTTGTTGGCCCCACTCCTGATGCCAACTACTCCGCAGAGATACACTACTTCTACTATCCTGAGTCCATCACGACAGCAGGGACATCCTGGCTTGGTAATAATTTTGACTCTGTCTTGCTATATGGTTCGTTGATTGAAGCGTACGTTTTCATCAAAGCTGGGCCTGAGTCAATGGCAAAAATTGACGCGCAGTACAAAGAAGCCTTGGCGCTTCTTAAGCAGCTTGCTGACGGGAAGGATCGGACAGACACGTATCGCGTAGTACAGACTAGATACCCGGTGATTTGATGGCTATCTACCAGACCTTATGCACAAGTTTCAAGGCAGAAGTAGCGCAAGGGTTGCATAACTTCACAACGGGAACTGGTAATGTTTTTAAGCTCGCTCTCTACGTCTCTTCTGCCGACCTCGGTGCAAGCACTACCACCTACACATCGTCGGGTGAATCCAGTGGAACCAACTACTCCGCTGGGGGGCTTGCACTCACAAACATCACACCAACAACGGCGGGAACCACAGGCTACTGGTCGTTCCAGCCGCTCACTTTTTCTAACGTCACTCTTACATGCGCAGGGGCGTTGATCTACAACACCACTGGAAACCGCGCTGTATGCGTGCTGAACTTTGGTTCGACGATCACAAAGGTTGCGTCTGATCTTGTCATTACCTTCCCCACCAACGGGGAAACCACATCTGTACTGAGGATTACATGATTATCGAAACAACAAAAGGCCCGATGAACGAAGAAGATCTTGAGAAAGCCGAAGGCTGGATTGACAACGACAATGAATTTACCACTTGGGTAGAATATTGGCACGAAGGAGAGTTGGTGCATCGTTCTGCGCATGTGACGTTAAAGCGCGGGATGTTGTTGGTTGGTGAAGCAGCGACGTTTTAAGGAAAAGCTATGGCTAACACACAGGCGATGTGCACTTCGTTTATGAACGAGCTTCTGACGGGGCAGCACAATTTTGGTACGGGTGTGATTCGTGCAAGCACAGCAGCAGACACGTTTAAGGCAGCGTTGTATCTTGCGTCGGCTACTTATAATGCATCGACGACGGCATACAGCGTGACGGGGGAAGTCTCGGGCACTGGGTACACTGCGGGCGGTGTGACTATTTCTGCATGGAATGCGCCTACAGGAACAAACAGTTCTGCTACAGCAGGGGTAGCGTTTACAACGCCCACGGCATCGTTTGTGTACACCACGGTAACTCTCACAACGGCGTTTGATGCGGTGCTTATTTACAATTCGACGCAGAGTAACAAGGCGGTCAGCGTACATACTTTTGGATCGCAGACGATCACAGCGGGGACATTTACGCTGACGATGCCGACGAATGACACGACGAACGCTCTCTTACGACTTTCGACGACCTAATGGCAAATGGTACTTGGGGTGACGGCAACTGGGGCAGTAACACCTGGGGTGGTTCCGATCAGGACTATCCCATCACGGGTGTTGCCGCTGCGGGTGCAGTAGGTTCTCTTAGCGTATCGTCTGATGTTGCTCTAGCAGGTGTAGCAGCATCAGGTGCAGTAGGCTCAGTTACTGCTAATAGTGAGAAAGTTGTAACAGGTGTAACAGCAACGGGAGCCGTAGGTTC